TTGCATTTATATTAGAAGTGTTTGTTGTATTTTGTGCAACAACTGGAGAAAGGCTTTGGTTTAGTTGAGTAATTGTTGCGTTTGCTGCATCTACTGCTGCCTGAACTGTTGAAGTGTTTGGGTCTACATATGGAGTAAATGCTGAACCCTGACCTATTTGTCCAGAAAATCCAGTTCCAGAATTTGTATCTGTAATTGGTGTGATAGCGCCATTTGTTGTTTCTCTATAATTAAATCTAGCACCGTTTGGTATTGGACCTACAGCAGTTACATTTGCCATCCATGCACCGTCATTTGGATTAACATCAGCATTAAATCTAATTTGAACCATTTGTGTAGAAGCATCTTGTTGCGGGAAAGGTCTTAAGTCCCAAGCAACATCTAGGCTTGTTCCAGTAGTTGAATATGTAATTCCAGTTCCTGTACTCCAAGTAGTCCAATCCCAGCCAGCAATAGATACAGAAGGTGCTCCTGGTGTATCCCAATATACATGCCCCTCATTATTTCCAAATGTTATTGTTGCATTTGATCCAACAAACACATTGTTATAAACAGTGCCACCCATTTGCATACCGAATGGAAGGTTCATTTGAACACCAGCATCGTCTACTCCAGCCAAAACGTTAACAGTTGTTCCAATAGTGGCTTGTAAATTATTGACTGCTGTTTGAGCAGCATCAATAGCAAGGTTTGCCTGAGTTAATTCTGTTTGAGCAGTTGCCTGTGCTGTAGAGGCTTCTGTTTTTGCAGTGACCACTTCAGATATTGCTGTCTGAGCTTCTGTTATTTGTGTTGTTATATTATTTATAGCGGTAGTTGCAGTAGTTACTGTAGCCTTTGCATCTTGAACTATTTGAGAACTTTGATCTATTGGGGTAGCAGATAAATCAACATTGTTAATAGTATTAATAGCGGTTTGAACATTACTTATTTCTGTATTAGCCAAAGATATTTTTGATGCTACCTCTGCCACGATAGGTTGAGCTTGAGAATATTCGGTTTGTGCTTCTGTTACCTCCACTAAGGCTGTTTCAGTGGCTGTAATGGCTTGCTGAACCTCTGTAGTGGCGGTTGCAAGTGCTTCATTAACTGCTTGTTGCGCTGGGCTTACTACTACCTGTTCTTGTCCGCCTTGCTCTGTTGCCCAAGCATAACTTGGTCCAATAAAAAATAGCCAACCTGTAACAAAAAGGCTAGCTAAAAAGTATTTTAACTTTCTACTCAATTGGATCTCCAATATAACAAAATTTTTGTTATATAGAAATTATATCATGTATGTTTGTTTAAATACTTTTAGTTACTTAGGATTATCGGTTTTATAAAAGCCATTTCCCTTAAACTGTACACCTACTTGACTAAAGTGTCTTTGCATTCTTAGTCCACAAGCACTACATAAGTAAGATGGCTCAACATCTCTTATAGATCTTTCTTTAGAAACAATTTTTTCTGGGTTACACTCACACTTATACTCATATACTGGCATTACTTACCGCTCTTTTTTCTCTTATCTGCAAGGATTGAAAAGTCTTTAACTTTTGTATCCCCCATGTATCCCCACGCATAACCATCTTCTATCATCTGCTCATTAAGTGATTTAGAATCTCCATTAACATAAACCCAACCCAATATGCGACCATACTTTTCTGAGCTGTCTGGCTTTTCAGTTCTAACCACTATGTCTTTAGCATCTTTGAATTTAGATTTAAGATACTCTTTTGATTCAATTCCTAAACTTTTTTCTAGTTTGTCTGTTGTCCTAGACTCTGGAGTATCTATGCCAGCAAGCCTTAGTCTTTGAGAATAAGATATACTAAATCCCAAATCAATATCAACATCAATTGTATCTCCGTCTACGACCTTTATTACTTGCTTAACTCTATATTCAAACATAATGCTCCTTAAATTTATAATGAGCAGTTTACAGACTTACTCAGGTCAATCAGTTATTTAGTGTCGCTGTCTCCCCCGACATACCTGCGACTCCCCGATGAAGGGGTGCAGATATCTATTATACTATTACTTTATTTTAATTGTTTTTGGCTTTTTCTCTTCAGGCACAGTACGATCTACATTAATATTTAACATACCGTCCTTTAGATCTGCCCCAGTCACTTCCATGTACTCACCAAGAGCAAATGAGCGTGTGAACTTACGGCTTGCAATACCCTTGTGTACCACTTCTGCTTCAGCGACTTCTGTAATCTCACCCTTAATGATAAGAGTTCCATTATCTACTGACACATCGATGTCTTCTTTGCCAAAACCTGCTACAGCAATAGAAATACGATATGTGTCTTCATCTAGCTTAAGAAGATCATATGGAGGATATGACTGTGAGTTGACTTTATGTGCATTGTTTAGACGGCTTAACTCTCTGTTAAAGCCAATAAAAAAAGGATCATTGAAAAGATCCATAGCGAATTGTGTTACCATTTTATTCCCCTTTCAAGCGAATAATTTAAATTAGGCCCCATTCGGCGACCTATATACTATTATATCATTTACTAAAAAATTCTACCAGTCAGACATTTCTTCCATAAGCTTCAAAAGGCTGGATATATTTTTTTGGCTGGTTACTATCATAAAGTCATCTATCCCATATTTTTTAGATATATCTCTAATTTCCTGTTTAACCTCTTCCATGTTTCCACGTATTAAATGCTCTCTCTTTTCTAAAACATAAGGTTTTTCATATTTATTAGGGGTCCACTCTTGATAATGATATGCTATATCTTGATCAAGTTCTTCTTTTGTTTCCCTAATTAAAGGGTCAATAATTAATACTACCTTAGTATTTTTTAATTTATTAATTGATTCTTTTAAAAATGATTCTTCTAACCCACTATCATTGATAATAGCATAGTCTGTCCATTTATTAGCCAAGTCAATTGTCATTGGAGAATTTGCAATTGTATAAGAAATTGGCGCTTGGTCACCCATCTTATTAAAAAATTTATCTGCCCACTTATCTGCAAGCTCTATTCTTTTTTCGACAGTATTTATTAAAGACTCGTCAAAATTATACATATCAATTACTTCTTTTTGTTCATCTTCAAGCATTTTTCCAGCAACTAAATTAAATGTTACCCTATTTTTATAGTGAACATTCATTGTATTAAAAAATCTAATTGCATATTCTGGACTCATTGTGTAAGCCCTAAACGCCATCATAAACTTAAGGTGTTTTGATACTCTTATCATGCTTTGCAAAAAGGGAACATAGTCTGTTGAAATTATAGAATATGTTAATAAAACAGAATAAGCTTTTGCTCTTTCTAAATCTCTTGCCATTTGAACTAATTCAGTTTCTGAATCTCCAAAGTCAAACCTGTGCATCCAATGAAACTTCATAGTCTTTATTTCTTATTAAATTCTGAAAATAGGCTCCATTGAGAAATAGTGTATCTTGTTCCAGAAGTAACTTCTGATACTCCGTGGACATAATGTGTACTTCCTGGAAAAAGAATTAACATATTTTTTTTAGGCCTAATTACGTGATTAAACTGTGGAAAATACAACTCCCCTCCTTCGTAATCATCATTTAAATATCCAAGAACCGATAAATGACCGCTCCATAAGTATGGGTATTTTTCTATTTGAGATTCATAAGTATCGTTTTCATAATCTGGCTCATCTATGTCTAGTATGTCTGTGTGTGGATCAATATAAGTTCCAGTTGGATGAACTATATACAAAAAAGGACGATCTTGAATAAATTTCATTTTGTATTCTGAAATTACTGTATTGAGCAGTTTTTTTCTCATTATACTGGTGAACAACTTTTCTTCTTCAGAAGGCGAATGTTCTTCTAAAGTATCTATTGAGTAAGAATGGTTTACTCCTTCTTTTATCTTATACTTTTTTATAATTGATAATGCAGTTTCAGATTCTTTATCTGTTAAATAGTTTTCAATTACCTTTATGTTATTAATACCTGTTCCTATTTGTTTTGTAATGTTATCTGTATTAGCAATCGCAATTATGGTTTCATTGCTTTTTGCCATTTTAGCGGCTAAACCCGCATTAAGTGGTCCGCTCATATTTTATTTGTCGACAAACTATCCAAGCCATCTTTTCTTTTGTGAGAATAAGCTTTAATTAATTTTAAAAGGTATTGGCTAAGCCCTGGCGCTTGCTTTTCAAAAAATAAAGCATACTTTTTATTTACTTGAGTTTCTAAGCTAAGCTTTAATAGATATTCTTCATCTATCGGAAAAAACCATTTAACATAATGATCAGCAAACAAATCAAATCCATGCTCTGCCCTAGGATCTTCTACTGGAATATTGCTATTAATGCACTCTGCAAGGTATGAGTTTAATTCGTGGGCTTCTTCAACCATTGAGTCCCAGTCTTTTCTGGTGTAATCTGCAATTCTTTCCTTGGCTAACAAAACCAATCTGTCATCTGGAAAATTGCCAGACCATTCTTTCCAAAGCATGGCGCATGTAACGTCTTCAGCTTGCTTGATCCACTTACCTCTATGTATTAGCATATATACACATTATACCATTATGAAATTATTTGATGTTGGTAATAATTTTCCCACTCAAGTATGTCTTTTTCGTCATTAATTAAAGGCTGGCCCTTAACATTTAAACTGGTGTTTAACAAAACTGGGACTCCAGTTAAATCAAACCATTGTTTTAGCACTTCATACAGTCCTGGGTGCTGATTTTTATTAATTGTTTGAACTCTCGAAGTACCGTCAGCATGTACAACAGATGGTATTGTGTCTGGCTTTAAACATTTAACGGCGTACTGCATATAAGGAGAGCTAAAATTAATATCAAACCATTTGCTTGCATGCTCTTCCATTACGACTGGTGCGAAGGGCCTAAATGATTCTCTTTTTTTTATTAAATTTACTTTGTTTTTTATTTCTGGATCTCTTGGGTCTGCGAGTATGCTTCTGTTTCCCAAAGCCCTTGGACCAAACTCTGCTCTTCCAGAGGCAACTGCAACTATTTTGTTTTCAGCTAAACCTTTAATTATTTTATTGACTGGGTACTCCCCGCCCAAATCGTATCCTAGGTATGGAGTCTGCCAATCTAAATGCTTTCCATAAAGAGCCGCTGCTGCACCTAAAGAGCTTCCAGAATCTCCTGGGTTGGGCATTATCCACACATCATTAAATATTTCCCACAACTTAGTATTTGCTGAGCAGTTTAGCGCACAGCCTCCCATAAAAACTAAATTTTTCTTTTTTGTTAAACTTTTTGCATACCGCATAAAGTCTATAAGTCTTTGTTCGTAAACTACCTGAACTGCTGCCGCAATATCAAACTTGTCCTGCTCTGAAACCCATCCCCAATCAGTAATTCCTTTGTGAAAATTGTATTTTTGTTTATCATATCTAGGAAAATAATTATCTACCTGCTTATAATACTTTGTCCAATCTCCGTAGGCCGCCATCCCCATCATAATATACTCTTCTTGATTTGGCATAAGCCCGACCAACTGGGTAAAGGCTGAGTAAAATAATCCAAAGCTTACTGGGTAATTTTGTTTAAATTTTAATTTTATTTTTTCACCTTCTCCTACCCAAATAGTAGAAGTATTATATTCACCAATTGAATCTAAAACTACAATTGCTGCGTCAAAAAAGCTACTTGTATAATATCCAGCACATGCGTGTGAGTAATGATGGCTAAATGATTTTCTTGGGATACCTTCTATATTAAACCTTGGCTTCCAGTCCCCTACACCACCCTTTAAAAATAGCCTAGAGGCCTTTAGAAAGGGTTTCTCGTAGTAAGCTATAGCATCAGGTGCACCATATGACAAAGCATCATTAACTAAACTATTATTGATATACCAATCATTCTTTTGCTTGCTATATCTTTCTGCGTGTCCCGCAAAAATAATTTTTCCATTTTCTATTAAAGAAACAGAAGCATCGTGTGAGGTTTCGTTAACCCCAAGAATTATCATCTTTAGAATCTCTTTCTGGAACAATTCCGTAGTGTTTTTTTAAACGCCTTAAGCCTTCTGGGGTTGCGCTAAAAGTAGCTTCTAGATTTTCGTTATAGGAAACAGAAATTAAATTTTCTTTGTATAGCCCAATTAATGTTTCATCAATGTAATCTGTATGAGCTTTCCATAATTCTGGAGCAATGTCTTTAGCAATTTCATTTACTTTATAAATGGCTTCGCCATTTTTTTCTACTCCAACAAAATCTATTGCACCAATTTCCACATAGTGTTTAAACAAAGCAGAGTCATCTTCTTCAAACAGATTCATTGCTTTTTTCTATTTCAACTAAAGATTGTACATATTCCGAAAAATGCTTTCTAATACCTCCTGTGGGTCTTGATCCAATGCTGGTCCAGATACGGGAATATTCTTTTATATTGTAATAAGTTGTTGGACAAACCTTTACACCATTGTAGTCTTTAAGAACAATAGGAAGCGGAACATGCTTTCCACAACATATACATTCTTTTGCTTTTTCTTGATACATGCTCATATTATCATCATCCTATCCATTGCTTCCTTGAGCTCTTGTGGTATTCGGGGAGCTCTTATCATATTTTGAACGTACTCTTCTTCTTTTGTAACTCCAAAATCATTATCATAACTCATTGACTCATAGTTATGTATTTTTATTTCTTGATTTGTATCAAACCTTGTATGAGATATAGCATTAAATATTGAACCACAAACAGCATCCGCTAAATCTTTTGATCCTTTTCTTGGATGGTCTACCTTATCCCTCATAATTCTTAGCTGTAGCAATTCATCTATAAGCAAAGGAATGTGTGGTCCTTTTAATCTTTCTTCTAGAACCACCATTGCCATATCGTCGTAATGTTTTTTAGCAACAGATAACAACTCTGTGTTTATTCCATACTGCTTTAATTGCTGCATCATGTCATGTGAATTCCATCTATCAAAAGTGCATAGCCTTATTTTAAATCCTTTAGTTTTTAAAGACAATATGTAATCCTTAACCTCAGTAAAGTCTACTGATTTATCTGGAGTTGGCGTCCAAAATCTTACGGCATCTACTTCAACTATTGGTGCAGGCTGAGAATATGTATCTGTTACTTTTATATTAACCCATTTTTGAACGTGAGACATTGCAACAGCACAATGATCGTGCTTTTGAGCAAGGTCAACATGAATAAAATATTCTTTATCTGGATCTGGTGCAAACCAATCTTCAAATCTCCCAAATTGATCTACAGCTACTCCTAAATTACTAAATGATTTTTCAATTTTTTCTCTTGATTTAAAAAATGCATCTATTGCTTCTGAAGGCATGCATGCAAATCTTCCAAGAGCATCTGGTGCGTTCTTGTAAAAAGCTATTTTGAAATCCTCTATACTTCTTGTAGGATTAACTTCCCATGTTGGCCTTCGAAGTGCGTACATTCCTGGGTACTTATAAGAAATAATATTATCTTCTTCCCACTCTATATCAAATTCATTACCCGCAGTTCCATCTGGTAGATCTTTTTCTAATTTAAATCTATGAGATCTAACTACAACTTCTTTGTCTGCCACAACATCATCATATCTTTGCTGGATGTAGTCATTTTTATATCTTGGAAAAGATAGCAAAATTACCTTGCCATAGTCTGGAAATCTAGAGTCTACGGAAGCACGATACATTTCATAAATAAGGCTTCCTGTTTTTGCCTGCTCATGCCCAGTAGTATTTTCAACACTAAATCCAGATATCTCATCTAAGATAACTACTATTACGTTATAGCCTTCCCAAGCCTCACGCTCAGAGTGTCCAGAGTGTACGGTTATATTTTTATTAAATTTTATTTCAGAAGCTTTTTCAGAGTATTTTCCAACAAACCATGGGGACTTGTCAATTCTAGTTCTAAACCCTTTAAAGAATACGTTGCTTGCTTGCTGGGCGTTAATGGCAATATTGATAATGTCTATTGAATCGCCAGGAGGTTTTCCGTAATAAGACGCTGGGTCTTTTAAGCAAAGCAATAGATATACAATATACGAAACTGCAATTGTTGAGCAGTAGTCTTTTCCAGATCCTTTTCCTAGCTGAGCAACTACCTCGTTGGCAGTTTGCTTAAACATTCTATGTCCTTCTTCTTCTCCAAAAAGTTTTATTAAAGTAGACTCTTTATACACCTGTGAGCTTTTTTCAATTAATGTGTATTGATATTCTGAAAGTTCTGGTAGACCTAGATATTTTTCATCAGTTACAAAATCTCTTAGCGATACTGGCTTTTCGTCAAACTCTTCGCCATCAAGCATGTCAATGATATCAGAAAAATCAAATGACATTTTTGGACTCTATTATCTCTATAGGTTCAACCACTCCAGTTATTTGCGAAAGTCTTTTCATAATTTCTCTTCTTATATCTGGGTAGTCCTTCGCAACATCCCTTAATATTGAAACTAAAACATCTTGCTTTCTTTCTGTTTCTGCAATTTGATCTGCAATTTCTTGATTATCTAGTAATCCAATTTGTTGCAACATTGCAATTCTTTTTGTCTCTATGTCAGCAATTAATTTTAACGCAGTAGCCTTTACGTTTAATTGACCTTGCTGGTCTGCATCATCTACAGTTTTCCAAGCTTCTTTAATAAGCATTGCATAATGTTGGTCTGCGCCAGAGACAGCTTCTTTTGCTCTATCTCTAGAAGTAGAGTCATTTTTAACAATAGACTTCCACTCATCTATATACTCAACGACCTCAGCTCTTTTAAAGCCAGTCAATGAAGATATTTGAGCAGGATTACTTCCTTTTAAAAGTTCTTCAACTACTTTATTCATTCGATCAAAATGATCAGATAATTCAATTTCCATATGTCATAAGTATACTTTTAGTTGACTGAAATGTCAATTAGAATTGGCTATTTTATATAATATTAAGTATCCAATTAAATCATCTATATCGTTATCTCCAGCAAAACCCTTATTGTTTCTTACTCTATTCAATTTATCATCAATTCTGACCTTTAATTGCTCTTTAGAATCCGCCGTTGAAAATATTCTTGCAGGCTCAAGGGCTGAATTACCGTATGAAATATTTTTTTCAATTAGCATGTGTGCAATTTCATGACAGGCATCCCATATTTTCATTCCAGCTGGCGCTCCGACTGAACGTAAATATAAATCCTGACAGCTAAAGTTTTTTACATCTTCATATACTGGCTTAAGCATTATCTCCTCCTAATTAATTCGAACTTAGTTAAATATCTCTGTATAGTCATAGCAGAGGTTTTACATTCAATAGCAATCTGTGTAACACTTCTTTTCTGAACCACATATCTTCGATACAGCCACTCTTCACTTTGGTACAACTTCATTTTCTTCCCCATTGTATCATATTCCAACCACGCTCATGTGCGTAATAAATAAATATTTTAACAGTAGTTTCCCAAAAAGCAATTGTTATAGATAGCGAAACATTTTTTGTAATCACGTAAGCAACAGCAACAGAGGACAAAGTTCCCCATATGCGATAACTTAATGCCTTAACAAAAGATCTAGTCTTGGTTACTTTCATCATCTATATCTTCCTTAAACATATTTTTAATATATCTATCTTCTGCATCTGCAATTCCTTGTCCAACATTAGATGCCCAGTTCTTTACGTTTTTCAGTAGCCGAAATAGCATGAATCTCTGCCCCCAAATCTACTTGTTCAATCTTATATCCTACGTCACGACCATAAACAATATTAGTAATGTTAGGAAGTCTTAGCACTAATGCGCCATCCATAAATTTATCTTTAGCAATGTACTCTTTTACCTGATCAAACTTAAGTGGATCTTTCTCACTTGTATTGTATGTATTTCGTACTCCAAGTAATACTTGGTTAGTTCGTTTACCAGCTTCTTTATATAAAGCGTGATGCCCCTCATGCCATGGTTGATAGCGACCAAGCATAAGTGTTGTTGGTGCAGACCAATCATGCAAGCCATGTTTTTCAATTATTTGAGATGCTTTTTCTTCAGCATTTAGTTCATGATTAGAAAAATATGCGTTGGCAATTTCAGGGCGCTCAAACATTTTATTTGTATCTTCAAAACGACTTTGCGTAATAGTATCCATAAATATTAAAATATTTGGCTTACCGAATGCTTTACGAGTTTCCGCTGTTGGGCAAACAAAGTCTACAATAACTGGAGCAACTCCTTGATTGGCAATAAGTCTTGCCATAGCCCCCATACGTCTTGCTTGTTCTATGCGATCTTCTGGAGTAAATCCTAAGTCAGAATTAACAGTAGCTCTTACCTCATCTGCATTAAGGTGAATAGCATTAATTCTTTCTTTTAAAGATTTAGCTAATTCTGTTTTACCAGAACCTGGAAGTCCTATAATTTGAATAATCATGTTTGCCTTTCTGTAAGCACCTTGTTTGCATAGTGTGCAATTCCAAATGAATCTGCAACATCAAAATCTATTACATTTAAATTATATTTTTTATTAAAATAATCAACGGTCCTTTGCTTTCTCATATTCCTTAATTGATTTTTGTACCATGAGTCTGCATACCCAGGATTTTCTAATCTTATAACAGATTTTTCATCCTTTGTTGGATTTTTGTTGCCAATGAACGCCTGCCACGAGGATGGGCTAATAGTAATAACCTTAGCACCAGTAGACATAAGCTCAGCAATAACAACCCCATAGACATAAGATAATTTTATCACAGCATCTGGTGATCTGACAAGCACTGCTCCCTCTACGGCAACATAATCACTCTTTAATTCTTTTAACATTAAATTCATTCTAACCTTGGCATTATATATTTTTTCATAAATATCTTGTCCTGCTAAATTTATTTTCCCCCATTTAATTGGAACTGAGTTTTCCATTAAACAAAAGGCTATAGATGTAGTTGAGGCATCGATGCCAAGTACTCTATTTGCTTTTGATTTTACTAAACTAGCTAAGTTCATTTATCAAGTTCCATATTATTTTTTTACTATGCTCTATAATATTTTTTTCACAAACAGAGCAAATATCTGAGTTGTTGTATCTACTTAACTTAGTTTTGCATTTTTTGCAATTTCGAACAAGACCATTTTTTATAGACTTTTTTTCGTAGTACTTCTCCATAATCCTTTTGTTGGTAGCCATTCGGCAGCACTCATCGCTATGATACTTTTGATTATGAGTTTTTGGCTCAAATTCTTTTGAGCATTCTTTGTTTTGGCATATCATAATTTAGGAACCTTATAGGACTCTATTTGAACTGTGCCTATTAGTCCTGAGTAACATTCTTTTTTTACAGGGCAATAAGTGCAAGGCATTTTGGATTTTGTTGCTCCTGCTGGTTTCATTGGAAGATCTCCGTCTTTAAAATTATCCCAAACTTCACACATCCACAAAAATGCTTCCTCAATGATTTCAGTATTTTTTTCATTCATGGAAATTGGAATTACTATAAGTTCCTGAGTGTTTTTATTCTCATACAGAAAAAATCCTTCTTTAGCTTTTTTAAGTTTCATATAAGTCAATAGCTGTAGAAGGTGGTTGGGTGTTGGCTTCATCTCTGATTGCCTTCCATCCCAAACTTCTTGCTTTGCTGTTTTAATTTCACCAATGACTGTCTCTCCATCATATTCCATTATTAAATCTATAAATCCTCTAATTGGGGGATACTCATTTACAATCTCTTCTTCTTCCGCTTTCCACTCAGGCATTGTGGATATTAACTTTTGAAGTCTTTCGTGTGCCTGTGTTCCTTGTGACATATTGGCAACGGCAACTGCGTCATTATCGTCAATAAACATAGCACCAGAAAAAGCCATATACCAATATCTTGGACAGGTTCCATGACCGTAACCTAAAGAGCTTGGGCTAAATGATTTTTTTGTCATCTCTCCATCTGCTCTTTTTGTATTACGATACGCCTCATCAAGCAGTTGAGCAAATTTTTCTGGATCGAAATGCTTACCAGTATGCTTTTTAAACTTGAGGTTCTTTACTATATCTCTACCCATTAATCTTTATTCCATTCATCATTATCTATGTCCTCATTTAGGTCAAAGTCAAAAACTTCTTGTTGCCCAACCCATTTTAAAAATTTAGATAACGCTAAACCTGAAAGGATCGCTGTTGCTGATATTGTAATTAAAGCCCATACTTTTTTCACTTAATGTCTCCCCAAAAAAATATAATTATTATGTCTCTACCCATTGTTTGGCACCCACATTTTTTCTTTTCCTTTATTATGATATCTAGCCATAACAAACAATAAGTCTGATAGACGATTTAAATACTTAGCAATGTTTGGATTTACGTTTTCTATCTTCCAAACTTCACGCTCTGCCCTTCTTACAACAGTCCTTGCATTGTGCAGTGGTCCTGTTGGCAAAACAAAAGATCTTAAAGGTTCTAGATACTCATTATAGTCATCAATTACATTTTCTAAATATGTTACTCTGTTTTCAGATATTGTTATTGTTGAAGCACCTGCAAGCTCTGCGCCAAGATCAAATAAGTCGCTCTGAACTCTTTCAATAATATTATTATACTCATCGGTTGCCATTCCAATAGCAGAGTTGGCCTCATCTACAGCACCTATAGCTTCCATCATAGGGCTAGTTTTAGATACCCTTTCGTTATTAGCGTTAGAGGTTTGCCCATCATCGCCAGTTTTAGTATAAATTTTACTTAGTATTACCATCAGTGACCCCTTAAAGAACGCCAAACATCTACTGCAATTTCATTAACTACATATAAAGCAAAAACTGTTATAAAAAGCTGAGCAATAATTAATACTGGAAAAGATTTATTCTTAACCTTTTCTTCTAATAATTCTACGGCCATCTTACTTCTCCTTTAGTAGAAAATACTAGGCCAAGGTGGTCTCCTGGTTCGACAAAAGTTTCATTAATTCCCTTTTGTGCCCAGCCCCATTCATTTCTTGGAAATGGCAAGGCCTGATTCTTTTTTACTAACACGGCCCAATATGCATTTTCTGGTGGCATGTCTTGGCATTTTTCAACACTGTTGTTGGGAAAATTATTTACTCTGCAGACAACAGCATTTCCATACTTTACTGTTCCCTCTATATTATACCCATGTGTCTTTAATAGATCTAAAGAATTAACTTTACCACTGGCACTGACGCATTTCTTTTCTACTGTAGAATTATTTCCGTAGTCTACGTATAGGTTAATGCACTCTGGTTGATTAGAATTTAAAACAAACAATCCTATTGCTGAACCAATAAAAATAAACACCAGCATAATTCTTTTTTTAATCATTAGTTATACCTAACCACATACTTAAGTGCATCTACGAGTTTGTCTATGCACTCCTTTGCTGAATAATAAATATTCTTCTTATTGTTATTTGTAGTGCCAGCCTTATCCTTAGCTATAGTAGAATAGTACGAAGCCATCATAGAAAACTTTGTAGACATAGCCTGAAGTTCAATAATTAGATATGGAGCCTTTGCCGAAGGCACGTCTGGGTTCATTAATAGCTTTACTACAATAGCCAATGCCCTATCTAGCTGATCATCACCCATATACTCATGTAGGTCATTAAACTCCGTAATAGAACTAATTAGCTCTAGAGTATTCTTATCTTCCGACATTTTTTATCCTCTTATCTAATTTGTCTATGAACAAACCCATAGGGTATCCAATTAAAAATCCTACTGCAATCCCGCAAAGGAAAAACATTTCCATTAGATGAACCTCTGAACTATTCCGAAACCAATCCAAAGACCAACTATTCCCATCAGTCCTGCGAATACAGGAGGTGCTGGAATTGGTAGTTTAAGAATACTAAATATCGCACCTACTGCAGTGCCAGTTAATGTTGTATACAAAACTTCTTTCATTTCTTACCCTTTGTTTGTTCTGTCTTGTAGGGGCCGAGATCGGCTTTTACGGAACCATCTTTTCTCACCCTGACAATTCTACCATTTTTAATAACTGTTTGATTAAACGGTATTTTGTTATTTGACCCCATCGTTATTGTCCTCCCAAAACTGGATCAGTTCTTCTAAAACTGCCCACTCAATAATTCCAAGTCTGACTTTGGAATCTGTTCCTATAATAATCTTTAGCGCTGGGTGCATGTCCCTACTAACTTTAAATGTGTCTGTGCAGATTTTTGCCCAGTTATCTTTATTTAAAGTAAACGATGATCCTGCTTCTTTATAATCTACAAGAAACTGATTCCATTTTGCATCACCCTTTT